CAACCAATCACAAGCTGCTTTTAAGTCCTGTGTAGTTGCTTCGCCTGCTTTTATACGGGTGAGAAACTCTTTAGTAACTAGATTATGCAACTCATTAAATTGATCTTCAGTTGCTTTCTTTTTCATTTATTTATAGTCCGAGACCTTTTTTGACCATGGCTAGTGCCTTGTCATCTAATTCGTTATCTGTTTGCTCTACTAGCTTTTCTAATAGCTCAACTACAAAAGTCTTAAATTTTGGTGACTTAAGTGCAGATAGTACGAATGGTTTAAGGATTAGTAACATTTTTCTTTATTAATGATGTGATAGGTACTACGTCGGAACAGAGGTGATATACACGTGACCCGGGTAGCAGGGTAAAGCCCTTTTGTTGGAGCTCTGCACATTTGAGTGCACGAACGAGCTCAAAATCTAATTGCATCTTTTCTTCTTGACGTTTAGCTATGGCTTTACATTGTTTGTATCCTTCCTTATCTAAAGGAACCATGAAGTTAACTTGGAAACCCCAGTTCTCATTTAACTGATAACTAGAAGGGTATAAGTCTCTTGTATCTTCATCCGCAGAATACGGATTGACATGGCTTCCCATATAGAAAGGACTAAACGTCATTGTTGATCCATTACATGAAATGTTTGGACCATAGTTTTGCCGTGACGATGCTCCATTGTTCTGAAATTGCACGGCAGAATTTGTGACATTTCCCGTCGCTGCGGCGACTGGATTTGCATTATTATTGGTATCTCCTTCAGCTAGTACTGGACTTACTGAGAGAATACAGAGAGCGAAGTAGTAGTAGAGTTTATTGTGTAATTGCGTGTATAATCGCGCTGCTCTACTAAGCCTGCTGCTCTTGTTGTTGTTTCTAAGCTCCATGGGTTGGCTGCGTTAGTCACAGAAAATGTTGTACCACTTGTTGCTATATCCGCAGAGGGAGTGACATTTGTACCAGACCACGTGTTTACAGCAGCTCCAAAAACTTGGACTTGCTCTGTTTCCACGATAGTTTGAGTTGTAGTGGTTGTTGAGTTCATACTCCCTGTTGTGAACTGGGGAGTGACAGTATTGGCTCTAGCTATGCTGGGTGATAACAGAGCTAAAAGCAGAATTAATTTCTTCATGCTTTTGGTTTGTCTTTATTTGCCATAGGGCATTCTATTTTTTTGCCATTGCCGTTTTTTCCAGTCGTCAAACCGAATGTGGCAAGTGCGCCCGTAAAGACGCTGGCTACGAAAGTGATATCTGAGTTACCAGATTTTTTTACCATCGGTATATCTATGTAGTTCATCGTAATAATGAATCCACTCCAGACGACAACTCCCAGTCTTACAAAAGTACCTAGTACTTCTATTTGATGTTCTTTATCTTCTGCTGCATCTTTTAATTTACCGATGAGTCCTTTTTCTTTTTTCTGTTCAGGAACTTTTCCTTCCATGTCTTTATCTTATCGTTTAAAAACTTCTGTATTTTCTCTTTTATTTTTTGAATAATAGGTTGAGTTACAGTCGTTGCTGCGACAGCCGTTACTGCTGCAACACTTGTTGTAATTAATACGTCCGTTGGTGGTATAGGTATGGGTGGTAAAGGTGGTAAATTCAGCGTAGGTGTCGCTGGTGTTTCAGTTGTTGTTAAAGGTTCTGTACCTTCAGGTTCTTTTAAATCACTAGGAGGAACTACTAAAGGTACATAGTAAGGAACATCAGCCGTCGGTAAAGGTATTTCTACAGTCTCAATCTTCTGTATCGGTGGAATTACTATTGTCGGTATCTCCATCTTCCCTATCCTGTATTACTGCTTGGACAGCAATAATTGCTTCTTTAACTTTGCTTTGTGTCTGTACTGCTTCGTTATAAGTTTGAACCAGTTCTTCAAGTTTTGTTTTTAATTCTTCTGTGGATGGTTTCATAATTTAATTTTTAGCTTTGTCATTTATAAATTGTTCTGTTAAAAAAAAGATCCAGTTACTATCAATAGCTGTCTTTTTATCTACAGAATCAGTTATGTGTTTTTTTGCAGCATCGGTATCGGTATATCTTGCCCAAAAAGTTTCTATAAAATCACTATATGTAAAAGATGTTATTACTCCTTTAGTAGTTAAACTTTCAATAATTGCTTTACCTTCTGATTCAGTAAAACCAGCATCTAATACATCTTGTGCAATAAAACTAACACCGTACCCTATACCTTTTGTTTTACTATCAATATTTAAATAACCTTTTGTAGAATCTGTAAACTTAGAAAAGTCTACAGAACCACATTCAGCTACTTTTGATTCATCTGTTGTTAGTGTGTATGTCATGGTGCTGTTCCTGATAATGTTCCAGAGTTTTGTAATGAATAACTTACACCTGATAATTCTATATATTTACCAGCAGCTCCTCCGCTACCACCGGGACTAACACTTGTACCTTGAGAACCAAAGCTACCACCAGCTCCACCGGGAGTACCGGGACTACCGGGAGACTGTGAAAGACCATAATGTGGGTTAAAGATATTACAATAATCTTGTTCTGGACCTTGTAAGTTACCTGTTGCAGAGATGCCACCACCGGGACTACCATTAGCTCCGTTTGTTGCTGATGAGCCATAACCTTGTCCGTTACCGCCATCACCATGACCTCCACCAGCTCCTCCATTACATTGAAGTTGCCAATAGTAAGGACCTTCTTGATAACCATTAGATCCGGGGCTTCCATCATTACCAGCAGCACCACCGCCACCGCCACCACGGATAGTTCCTGAGTTTTGTACGGTTACGTTTGCAGAAGCAATGAAAAGAGCTGATCCTCCAGTACTACCATTAGATCCAGAACTTGTACCTCCAGCACCTCCAGCACCTGATATAGTACCAGCGTTTTGAATACTTAAAGTACCACCCATTCCAGAAGGAACAGAGATTGCTCTGTTACCAGTGCCACCTGTAGCACCTATTTCAGCACCACTAGGAATAATTAAAATCTTACCAATAGATGAAGCCCAATCAGTACCAAATGTCTGTGATAGGTTTATGTTAGTATCACCATTATTTAAAGTTCGACTCGTTGCAGCAGTTGCTCCATAAAAGTCAGCAAAATCAATGGTTCCTGATGTAGGTATGTTTGTGTTATTTGCACCAACTAACCCACCGTTTCTATAGTATTCATTAATAGAGTGAGGGGTAGATCCCCCAAACTCATTAGCAATATCTTGCAGAGAGATTTGTCCTGAACTTTGTAAAGCCATTATTTACCTCCCTCTATATGTTTGTCTAATTTCTCGTTTAATTCGTTTACTGCATTTATAAGGACAGAAACCAATCTTCCATAATCAACTGTTTTAAGACCATCTAAGGTTTCTTTAACTACTTCAGGAACTACTTCCTGTACTTCTTGTGCAATAACACCTATATCTGCTTCACCATTACTTAGCCATTTGTAAGTAACACCACGTAGTTTTCCTACGATTCCTAAAGCTTCATTAATTGTGTGTATGTCAGTTTTTAATGTTGCGTCAGAAAATGCAGTTACGTTGCCTGTAGCTGTGAGACTAGAACAGTCTATTGTTCCAAAAGTAACGTTGCTATTATTGTTTGTAGCTTGGTTAGAAGTATAAGTTGTATATCCAGCACCGTTAGTAATGTTGGAATTGTCTAAAGTGATATCTGCTGTTCCATTAAAACTAACTCCAGATATGTTTCTTGCTGTAGCTGGTTGTGTTGCAGTCGCAGCATTTCCAGTACAAGACGCTGAAGATCCAGTAGTGTTTTGATTTAACGTTGCAACTCTTGCAGCAGCAAGTGTTCCAGAAGAAATATTTGAAGCGTTTGTGTAGTACGAACCGTGTTGTCCGTCTAATTTATCTGAATCAAGTCCACTTCCAGAACCATCATTAGATGTATCAAAAAATCCAAGTGCTCTAATTTCAGGAGCAGTTTGATCGTCTCTAGCTCCACTGTCAATTCCATCAAGTTTGTTGTGATGTGCAACTGACATTACTCCAGCAGCAGAACCAGATGCTTCATTTATTGTGGCATTGGTTCCGTCACTACTATTTACAGTAACTGCTGTACTTGTTGTCGAAGTAGACAGGTTAGTCGTAACGTTTGTATTTTTAGCTGTGTTTGCACCTACAGCAGTATTTAGTGTTTGTAGATCTACACCGTCTACTGTTCCAGATACGCTGATATTCCCTGTAACAGTTAATGCTCCAGTTGCAGCAGTACCAGCAACATCAAGGTTTCCATCAGTTTCTACAAGTTGACTTCCAAAGTTAGGCTGAACTTTAACGCCAGCTAAAGCTGAATTAGTAATTCTACTAACAATAGATGTAGAGGATACGTTTGCCATATCCTCTGCTGCTACTGGATGTCCACCTTGTGTTTGACCGTCATGTACTACAAGTACATCTTTATCCATGTCGACAGTGCACTCACCTTCAGCTCCAGTAAAGTTACCATGTTGAGAGGTAGTACCACGTCTTAATTTTAATAATTTTGCCATTTACTTACCTCCTTTTAGTTCTTCTACTTCTGCTTTAAGTTCTTTAATTGCGTTAATAAGAACACCAACCATTTTTCCGTAGTCAACTGTTTTAACTGTTGTTTCTTCTTTAGTTTCTGGATTTGTAGTTACAGCATCAATTACAATTTCTGGTAATACTTCTTCTACTTCTTGTGCAATAACACCAATAGAATGTTTACCACTTTCTTTCCAATCAAAACTAACACCTCGTAATTGATCGACTATATCAAGAGCATTATCAATAGTTTTTACGTTTGTCTTTAGTCTTGCGTCAGAATATGCGGTTACGTTTCCTGTAGCAGTTAAACTACCATTTACAGAATATCCAGAACTTGTAGCTTGTCCTCTCCAAGTATTATTGCAGTACATATAGGAGTTACCACCATGTGTAGCATGAAATAACCAATGATTACTAACATCGTTGTAAATACCTGTATCAGAATTACCATCGTGCATAAATACAGCACGACCATCTATTGAATATCCTTCCCAGCCATTACCACCACCACCGTTTATTTGTACTGAACCGTAGTCTCCACCATTGGCAGAAAGATAATTAGTAGAACCTGAGAAATATGTTCTTGTGCAATATATGTTATTCCATCTGGAACTACTTTTTCCTAAATCAGCACCGGCGTTTGTTGCTGGATAAAATGTACCATTTTCTCTCATGTAAACTCTATCACTAGAGCTTCCTCTGAAGATAAAGTGATATTCGGCATGACCACCGCCTTGAATGTATAAGCAATTACCATGATTTTGTATTTTACAAGCTTCTCCTGTCCAAGTACCAGATTCAAATCTAATATCACTACCATCTTTGATAGTTGCAGCCCCAGCACCACCATTAAATGAAATATCTGCGCTTGCCATATCTGCTGTATCTGCCCTTAAAAAGCCACCAGCTTGAACACCATCTAACATGTCAGCGTCTAATCCAGAACCACTTCCATCATTAGCTGCGTTCCATAGCTTGTGCCAACCATAAGTTGTTGTACCCCATCTACCTTGTACATAAAGATGTGCAGGATCACCACCACCACAAGTAATTCTAAATCCATACCTTGATGAACCATTGGTATAGTGCATTGCCTGCATACCATTCCAATGTGTTTTAGTAGTATTTGGTGCGCCAGCAGGGTTACTCCAAGCATCCCAAAAACAAGAACCATAATCCCAAAGTGTTGAATCAAGATCATATGAACCATGACCACAAGAACCTACCCAATAGTTTTTATCAGTTGTATAAGATTCTCTACCATCGTATGCAGATGCTCTTCCCGGAGTATTCATTACGGAACGCATACTGGTTAGATCTATATATCTGAGGTAACTATCATGAGAAGCATAAAATCTTGTACAATCTGCTCCTGTACCAGTATCACCTGAGGTTGAATAGAGCCAATCAATACCTACATAACCATTTGCATCACTTCTTACAATACTATTAGCTGCGTTATTATTTGCACTTGAATTGACATTGAGACCATCTACAGTATCAGCATCTAAACCACTGCCAGAACCGTCATTACCTTCATGCCATATTTTATAGAAAGTTGAGCCGTCTTGAGAAAATTTAAGGTTATCTTGTATTCTTAATTGTGACCCATCTTCTTCGTTACCAATTCTAAAATAACCATCACTATGCCATTGAATATATGCTTTATCTGTATTATTTTCTTGAAATTCTATGAAAGGACTAGCTGCACCACGAATAAGTAATTTACCCGGATTATCTCCACTGGCATTACCAATAACTACTGGATACGTACCAGTACCATTAAAATTTTGTTGATTATTAAATTGAATATTTCCTGTCGTTGTATCATCTGCATCTGATCTTAAGAAACTAGAAGCATGTAAATTATCAACTGTGTCAGCATTACCTCCATCCGCAGAGGTTATATATCCAGCACCATTAGTAATTGCATTGTTGTTAAGAGATATGTCTGCTGTACCATCAAAACTAACTCCAGCTATGGTTCGTGCGTTTGCCAAAGCTGTTGCCGTTGCAGCGTTACCAGTTGTATTTTGGTTAAGAGTAGGAACTCTAGCTGCTGCTATGGTTCCAGACGCAATATTAGATGCGTTTAAGTTTGTTACATTAGAACCATCGCCATTAGTAGCTAATTTAGTAGCAAGACTATTTGTAATCGTTGTCGAGAAGTTAGCGTCATCACCAATAGCTGCTGCTAATTCATTAAGTGTATTTAATGCGCTAGGGCTTGAGTCCACCAAGTTTGCTATCGCTGTATCTGTGTATGCAGTTGTAGCAACTTTTGTACTGTTATCAGATGCGGATTGAGTTGTTGCAGTTACACCGTTGGCTAGGGTTCCACTAACAGTTCCAGAGCAAATAATATTTGCATTAACTGTTTGATTACCAGTAAAAGTGTTAGCTCCTAATCCAGCCAAGTTACCAGTAGCTGTTACACCACCCTGCCAAGTAGAACCGTTATAAACTCTTAACTCATTAGATGTAGTATTGAAGTAAAGATCTCCTTGATCGTTATTTGATCCGGGATCAGAACTATCTATTCGATATCTATTTGCAAAGGTATTTATATCAGTAACATTACTTGCTGCTGTGTTTACATTTGCTATTGAACCAGCAACTGTATTTACATTAGATATTGAACCAGCAACTGTTGTTACGTTTGAAGAAACACCAGCTACAGTATTTATATTTGTCTCATTAGAAACTGCACTGTTTATATTACTTGCGTTAGATACTGCACTATTTATATTTGATGCGTTAGATACCGCACTATTAATATTGCTTGAGTTAGCAGCTACAGCAGAAATGTTTGTATTATTTCCAGCAACTGCTGAAATATCAGTAGCGTTAGAAACAGCAGCATTAATATTAGAAGCGTTTCCGGCAACCGCAGTTACATTGCTAGAAATTCCAGCTACTGTAGTTACGTCTGCGTTTATTCCAGATACTGTATTTATATTGCTTGAGTTAGCATTTACTGCGTTTATATTTGTAGCATTAGCATTTACTGCGTTGATGTTTGCTTGATTAGCAGATACAGCAATAACATTAGTATGAATACCAGCTACAGTTGTTATGTCACTTGAGATATCAGCTAGTGTATCCATGTCAGATACGATTGCTGTAGTACCTAAGGTATTCATATCAGCCACTGCGTCAGCAGTACCTAGTCTTCCTATCTCTGTTGCTTTACCAGCTACAGTTCCTATATCTGTTGCGTCAGCAGCTACCGCAGTCACGTCCGATGCTATACCAGCAACTGTCGCTGCTTCAGTAGCTATACCGGCAACTGTGTTTAAAGTTGTGTTACCTGTTTGAGTAGTTAAAGTGTTTGTAATTAGACCTAAGTCTTCCGTAAAAGTTATTTGTCCAGCTACAATCGCAATATTTGCTAAGTCAGATGAGTTAGGTGTAGTAGCAGTAAATCCGTCTCCAGAACTGCCATCATAGACCATCATAACTTTGTTAGATGAACTGTCGTACCATAAATCTCCAACAGTTAAGTTACTACCGTCAGCTCTTTGTGTAGGTGCTGAAGTGCTTATCTGATAAAGATCAGCAAAGTTATGTATATCTGTGACGTTAGCTCCAGCAGCAGAAATGTTTACTGCGTTTGCTGCAACAGTTGAAACTTCTGTAGCTTTAGGAACTAATCTGTGGAATGTGTATGTATGAGCTGTTGTTGTTGTTTCTACTAAAAATCCATAACCAGAAGGTATAGTTTCAGGTACGTTAGTAATAATGACTGGTAATCCACTTCCTCTACCATTTGCAACCGTAACTGTGGTTCCACTTGGAACTAAGTCTGTTGAAGCTGATTGAATTGAAACTATAGTTCCAGTTCCATTATTTATATCTGGGTTATTAGAAGGAAAATATGTTTCATGTAAAATAGGTACAAATCCACCTACATCATCAATTAAGTCAATAACACGTAAATCTATTGCACCAGTAGTTGCTATCTTTGTATCACCGGCTGACCATGTATCTCCACTAGCAATAGTTTCAGTAGAATCTTGTCTGAAATATCTTGCATCAGATTCAGTTTCAGTAAAATATCTATTGTCTAATTGACCACCGTCTAACTCAGTTTCTGTGTAATAAAGGTTATTTAATTGACCGCTATTTAGCTCAGTTTCTGTATAGTATCTAGGATCTAAAACACCATTATCTAATTCAGTTTCGGTGTAGTATCTAGTATCTAATTGTCCAGCGTTTAATTCGCTTTCTGTGTAATATTGATTATCTAGTTGACCGTTGTTTAGTT